GAAGTCAGGAAGACCAAGCGTACCAGTTGCAGGGGTTGCAGAGGGCAGGCTGAACATATTAACTGCACCAGCAATAGCACCAACCATCCTCTGAACAACAAGAACTCGATACAGTTCTTTGATGATGTCCGCAGCCATAGATTTGAAGGCGTCTTTGACAGACTTAGTACCTTCAACCATAGACATGAAACCATCTTCAAGAGAACTTTCGATAGAACGAACAATAGTCTGTCGATCTTTCTCAGCTTGTGTCAACTCTTTAGTCAAGTCAATCTGCTTACGCAACTGCGCTTCCCTACGGGCAGAACCACCGCCACCAGTTTTTTCTTCTGGAACTGGGAACGGGGTGTAGAGAGGGCCAGCTTCTGCAAGGGTTTGCTTACTCATTTGCTTACCCTGTCCGTAAAGGGCATATTGGTTAGCAATATAAGATGTACCACCCGGAGAATTGCTACCGATGTAAGCAAGAGCAACAGCTTTGTTGTAAAGGTCTGTGACAGTAGTAAGAAGACCCTGTGCAACAGGAGAGGCTTTGGAGAAAATATCAGAGATGTTTGTCGCAGCCATGCTTTGAAGATAAGACAGTGATTGGAAAATCTTAGTCTTAAGTTTCTCAGCTTCCTCTACAGCCTTTTCAGCTTCTGACCTGTTTTTCACCATTTGGTCATATTGGTAGAGCAAGGATTGAATGTAACCCTCGCTGACATCAAGTGAACGAAGGCTTTCTTCATAGTTCCTACGTTCTTCATCAGCGATAAGGCGTTTGTATTCAACAGACTTCTCACCGTAAAGAAGTTTGGTAACTTCAAGCTGATTTGTATAAGAAAGGTTTTGAGACTCTTTCTCATAAGTGTCTAGCATCTTGTTACGCAAATCGCCAATAGTCTGCATAACTTCAGCTTGTTCTTCAAGAGAAAGGGTTACTTCATCAGTAGCTTGTCCAATAGCAAACCAAGAACCAAGAGCCGCACCGGGAGAAAGTCCAGTTGCACCAGAACTAAGTGCTATTTCAGCACCAGCTTCAACTGCTTGCAACTCTTTTCTAGCTGCTATTAGTTTATCAGAAGCTTCTTTAAGTTTATCAACAGCAGTTTGCTGATCTTCTGTAATACCTTTAGCAGCAGCTTCTTTAGCCCTTGCATACTCCCTCAAAGACTCGGTTAATTGGTCGTAAGCATTCTTCTGTTCTTCTGCGCCCTTAGTACTTTCTTCCGAAGTACGCATCCACAATGCACCAAAAGCTGTCACAAGGGGAATAACGATACTAAGACCAAGTGTGAGGGCAGACATCGAAATGTTAAGACCCATGAAAGCGACTTTAGCAATACCAGCTTCGGCAGCAAGCATGGGAAGGAAACCAACCAACTGAGTGGCCTGTTGCCCAAAAGCAACAAAAGCATTAGTACCAGACTGGACTTGAACAATAAAGTCACCCGCCTGATAACCAACTTGTTGCATCAGAACGCCAACATTGTTCAACCCCGCAGCGTTTTGTTGAACATTTTTAGCAAACCTGTTAGAAACAGTTGCAGTACCGTTTTGAAAAGCTTGGTATTCTGCATTGAGTTGTTCCAAAGCAGATTCATGTTGCTTAATAGAAGTGATACCAAGCATGTGTGCTTTGTTCAGTTCTTCAAGCGAAGATTCATACAAACGAGAAGCAGAGTAGGTTTGATCGTACTTTTGGCGAAGACGCTCAATCTCTTGTTCAAAAGCAGAGGCACTAGCAGCAGCAGAAATACCTTGTGCGCCAAGACCAAGATTAGGGCCAATACCAGCCTGAAAATCAGAGGCTTTGGCACTAGCCGCTTGTGCAGCCGCAGCCCTTTGTTTAAGGATTGCTTGTGTTGCTTTCTCTTGTGCAGCAGCGATCCGTTCAGCAGCCTTAGTTTCTTCATCTGCTTGACGTTTAGCAATACGCTCCGATTCTTCCATCATAGCAATGCGACGACGCTGTGCAGAGAACCAGTTACGCATTTCCGCAGCTTGTTCAATTGCTTTAGACGACTGGATCAAGTTAGAAGCAAATTGAGTTACTTTAAGGTTTGCTTCTGTAACATCTGTAAAGAGGTCTTTAAAGTTGTTCTTTAGTTGAAGCAAACCTTTTTGGAACTGGCCCGAACCAATCGCGCCTGAACTAAAAGCCTTAACAAGAGTGTTTACATTATTTTCAAGGGCTTTAGCATCACGAACAGCCTGAACCATGTCAGAACTATCAACAGGGATACGAATTGTTGCCAAGTCTGTCATTTGCTAACTACCTTCAAGTAAACTGCATCAAGTCTTTTTACTGCCTCAATCTCCCAAGGCAATAGATTGTTTTGGGTCATCCGCATCCAGCATTCAATCTCTTGGTAGCTGATCGGTAAAGGTCCGTTTAACCCTTGACCACGGGTCTGATTTAGCAACAAAAAAGCAGTCCAGACGTATTCCATCAACTCAGGGAAACTTGGTCCCTGTAAAGCCTTTGGAGTGCGCCCAGACTGCCTTTCTACCACTTCAAGATGTTGCCTCTCAGTCACACCGTCTTTGTCAGGAATAGAAAGTTTGAACTCAAACTCTGCGTATTCCTCTAGATCAAGGATCAGTCCTTCAAAAAAGCGGAGTAATCCTCTTGTGCTTCAACAACCTGATTTTTAAGCCAAGGGAGTTTAGCATACAGGTCAGCGGCTTCATCAATCGAGAATTTAGGAGACTTGCCATTGAGTTGGATGGACCACTCTTTAGTAGTCTTTGCCAAGAGTTCAAGCGTAGCACTTTCAATGTCTTCGGCAGTAAAAGTAACTTTCTTACCTTTAGCAGCCTTTTGGATACGCTTGTTTGTCTGTTCATGCACAGCTGCTTTATATTGAGCCGAATGAGGGGCATAAACAGTAATGGTCATTTCCTTACCATCGTCTTTGGTAAGAGGTTCATCCGTGATCGGATGCTTCAACGAAACAGTGATAGTGTCGTCGGTAGGAATCAGTTTAGAAAGGTCCATTGTCGGGATGTCCTATGGTTGGTTAATGGTTCATATATGACACATATGGGTATTTAATGAGCCACTTATGACACATAATTCATAAAGTTTGTTTATATCGGGGAAGTCATAAAGCAGGTGAGCCAACCCCCGACAAGCCAGCCCACCCTACCCCGCAGCGAAGCGAGGATTATTCACCCTTGCGGGATTCTAATTACACAGAGCGTGTAAGTTTGATGTTTGTATCTTCCGTAGTATCGTACAGAGCAACAAACGGCAGAGTGATGATACGCGAAGTCGGATTGTCAACCGGAACCGAAGCACCGTTAATCTTCACTCGCGGGAACAGGAAGGTGTAGTCCGAAGAACCAGTGGGGTCATCAACAGAAACTTCCAAAGCAGTTTGAGTTTCGTTGAGGAAGCGGTTAATCAGGGCAGCATCTTCAAAGTAGGCAGTAATCGTACCTTCAACCGTAGCCATACCATATTCAAGTTGCGGGGTCGTATTGGAACCAACAACAAACGTGGGGGCAAGCGAGTTATTCAGAGTGAAGTCGAAACCAGTGACGATAGCCGAAGAAGCCAGAACACCACCAGCATCAGCAATACGCAGCGTACCCGAATAGGCATCAAACGGCTGGTTGCTAGAGGCAGCAGTCTTGACAGCATCGACCGATGTGCCAGAGATTGTCATGTTCTTGCCGATCATGCTGAACGTACCAGTAACCATTTGATTAGGACGGATCGAAACAGCAACCGAAGAAGCAGTCATACCAGTAAACAGACGGAACTGAGCAATGTCTGTAGCAGCATCTTCAATGGAGAAAGACTTGGCAGTCGAACCGATCTTCAACACGTTGGTCGAGAAGGTGGACATAAACGCAGATTCAAACAAAGCGTCATAGTCACCTTTACGAAGGTCCACAACGATGTCACCAGCGGCAGTACGATTGCCATGACGATCAACGCGAGGCATACGGTCAGGTTGAATGTCATTACCAGTCACACGATCTTTTGTCAGATCAAGCGAGTGTGTAGTAAACGGCAGTTGAACCAGAGAAGGCGTAGCAGGGGTCGTGCCAAAAACAGTTTCAGCAACATACGAAAGGCCAGAGCGGCTACCTTGTGCGAAGGGCATATTCAGTTTCCTTTATCAGTGATATGTGTACCAAGACACAACAACAGGGGTGAAGTAGAAGGGAGAGTCAAGGAAACTGCCCCTGACTTCGGAGTAGTCAATAGACACATATGTAGGCGAACCAAGCAGAAGGTTTCCACCATCCTCAAGGAGCATAGTATCATTAGATTCTAGTAGAATAGTGTCTGTTGGATTAGTATAAACGATGTCCGTAGTCGAGTTGAAGCGTTCTAGCAATAGATCAGCGTAGTCGTAACCAGCACCAGAGCCAAGACCTTCGGGAGTAGCAACAAGAATAGTGTAGATACCTTCATATCGTTGTTGAGGGTTAAGACCACGAACAGCAGGACGACGAGAAGTTGGACTAAGTGTCGCTTGTACATAAGGAACCCCGTTTGTAGGTTTGAACGGGACGTTCTGCCTAGCAATAGAAGGGATACCCGGAGTGTTTGTTAGATGCGTATCTAGACAAGCACGAATGTCATTAATGATTGTCATTGTCTAGCCTTTACCGTATTAACAGCGTCTTGCAGATGGTTGTTTGCCCTATTCAAAGCTTGAGAGTAAACACCGTATGGACCTTTACCAAACTTAGGCCAACCAAGATATTCAACAAAAACAGCGTGTGGTGAGTTATTGTTGAGGTAAACTCTTTCGGCCTCTTTAGGCAACTTGGCAATATCTGCCCTAAGATTTCCTCTAGCCTCTGCTTTATAGGCATCTGGTACAGAAGTCTTTTCAGTAAAACCCTCTAGGTTTCCTGTAAACTGTCCAGCAGCAGAGGTTGTTCCAATAGAGTGACTTGTTACATATCTACCTGTCCAAACAGGAGAAGTCTCAACAATGTCGTCAGCCATTCTAGTCAAGAACTCGTCTCTTACATCAGTCAAGTCTCTATCAATTTTAGAAACCATTTGCGACAGACTTGTGGATATTGCTCTTGACTGAGCCATTTTAGTCCCTCACAGTGAGTGTGTAGAATAGTGTGTTGTTCCCTGATTTAACTTCAAAGACCTTCACAATATCCAGTACATCACCATTGATGATCTGGTCTGTTGCGTTAGGCTTTGGGGTTGCAGAACCGTTAGGAAGCGTTGCACTCAGGACAACCCTACGCTCACCATTTTGAATAGAAGTTGGCAGCAAAGTGTCTGCGTTGAAGTCATAGAAGTAGGCACGAACCGTGTAGTCAGTATTTACTGTTGAAATCGTGCCTGTATCGTTGTTGTAAGCCCCTTCATCGACCTTCCGAAGCACAACATCCACACCATGCTCTTTGAGCAACATACGAAGCGTATAAGTATCAAATGCCATTCGGATCATCAGGGATGTAAGTGGACCCTGCCTCTACGTTATCAAACTGATGCACTGTGAAAGCAGGAACAACCCGATCAGGGTCTTCTTTAGCAGTAAGCATGTCAGTTTTAAGGATACCACCAGCAAAAACACCAATGGATTTACCAGAGGCTTTCTTGGCTTGGGCTTCGACTTGCAAGGCCAGTTGTTGATATTGTTTAGCCCTTGTGCTGTACTTAGCAGAGATAGCGTTATCAAGGCTCGTATCTACAAGACGGCTGAACTTAGCTGCAATGAGGCGACAAACTAGAGAGGCAGCATAATAGACGTTATCATTGCTTTGGCTTAGGGAGAAGGCAATTTCTTCGTTCTGGATTAGTTGGTCTGTAGTCTCAGTATCGCCAACAATCAGTCTGACAGTGTTGAGACGACCAGAGGCAGTTGTAGTGTTCAAATTAGAAGCATCATAGGACCAAGACAAAGTTTATTCTCCTTCTAACTTGTTGGACTTTCTTAAGTTTAAGCTTGCCTCTAGGATTTGCAAGTTCCAAGGAACATGAAGTCCGCATACATTTTCACCATTTAGAGGGACTATATGGTCAACGTGGTAAGTTGTTCTGAAAGTCTTTTCCATCTTCTTACAGAGTTTGTAAACCTCTGTTATAGATTTTCTCTGATCTTCACTTAACCAAGTTGGTGTAGCTTTCTTTTTTGTCGCTCTACGTTCAGCCTGTCTTGCAGCATGTTTATCTGGATTAGCTTTACGCCAACTGTTGTTATAAGCGTTGACATACTGCCTGTTGTTATCTTGCCAAGACCTTTTCTTTTCTAAACGAACTTTTGGGTCTTGCTCTTTATAGTTCTTTTTTGAGTTGGCCTTGGCACAACTTTTACACCAGATGGCTAGGTCAAAAGGCTTACCAGTATGTTTGTGAAAATCACAAAAGGCTTTGGCCTCTTTACACTTTGGACAGACTTTTGTTTGCACCTAGCCAACCTCTTTTACTGTTCCATTTCGCCGTAAGTAGAACGCCACCTACGGATTTTACCAATCTGTCCATCCCTGTCTTTCGGCAGTTTAGGACATTTCTTTAGCATAAATTCTTTGCTAGTCTTAGTCTTTTGCTTTACCTTGAAGTTGATGTTGTCAACAAGGATATGCAACTGTTCAATAGTCAGTTCATCAAGACCATCACCAATAGCAATCTTTTTGACAGCTTCTTCCTCAAATTCTTCATTATGGTAAAGTTGGTCGCTGTAAAACATTTGTTGAATACGGTCGTGTGGGACACCAAAAAATTCCCATTGGAACCGTTCACCCTGCTTCCAAATCTTTCCCGCAGCCTGTAGCCCATTTTGTTTAACGAATACAGGCCGCGAGGGATTGAAGTAGGGGATAAAGGGTCGGGTCATTATCCCCTCCTGTTAATTAGGCGATGACCGAACCGATGAAGCCACCCATTTCGGTAGCAACAACTTTGTGGTCATAAGCCATGTTAGCTTCCAGAACTTCGGCAATACCATCAATGGCAAGATAATCGCCACGATACGATTTGATCGAAATGCCATAACCCGAAGCATTTTCCAGATCGTCCCAAGTGAAGGTATAACCAGCCGAGGGAACCATCAGGCCAGCAGCGCGAGGACGGTAGTAGAAGGCCACCGACTTGCCACCGATGAAGGCGTTGGATTCCGTCAGACCCTCAGCAGCCGTGTTCTTCACGGTTTCCATGACGAGGAACTCTTCCACACCGAAGATTTCAGCCAGTTTGGCATCCGTCACCAGAGCGGTATTCGTCACAGTAGCGCCACCATTCAGGCGGGCGAGGATCGTCGGGTGGTTCACCAGCGAGTCACGAACTTCTTTACCCACAACCATCACGTTCGGTTTGAAGCCGCCCGATTTCAGTTGGATGGTACGCATGATGTTCGTAACGTCTTGGATCGGGGTCGAGTTGGTGTAATCCGACCACTGACGCACTTGGTTGGTCGAGGGCGAACCCGCAACACCAGTCCAGTCCGTACCCCAAACGCCCGAAGCGAAATAGGTCGAAGCCCACTTAACTTCACGGTCGATCAGCAGTTGTGTCGTCAGCATGTTCGACGCAGCCGAGCGAATGTCCAGAGCCGCATCTTCGTTAGCCAGAGTTTCAAAGTCGAAGTCTGTCGCTAGCGAGACCACTTCCGTCATGTAGGTATCAGTCGAGAGCGACATACCAACACGAGGGGCTTGAGTACGGGGAGCGCGAGGCTGCACCTGACCCACACGGTTAAAGTCCGCACGGTTATAGATGTAATACTTGTCGCTCTTTTTAGCAACCGAGACTTTCGGGAACACTTTATCAGCGATAAAGCCCGTGGTCGATTGCAGGAAAGCGATAGTCAGGTTGGTAAGCGGCTGGTCAATATGAACAGCACTTGCGGTCAGCATAGCCATTTGTAGTATTCCTTATTTAAACTAGATTAGGCAGCGGCTTTGTCGGCGCGCGACAGTTCAATGGTGATAACTTGACCATCAACACCATCTTCCAGAGCATAGCCCACGATCACGTTGGTCGAGGCAGCGGCTTTGGCTTTACCAGCAGTGCCAACAGCGACGGCAGCACCTTTGGAAATTGTGCCACCAGCTTTGACAGTCACACGGCCATCGTAAGCAACAGTCAGGGCTTCGCCAGCACCAGCAGCGGCTTGCAGAGCCACACCATCGGTACGTGCGTTAGCAGAGGTGTTGTCAACTTGACCATCAGCAGCAAGCG